TCACCCTTCGTTTCTGGTTATCGGACTCCAGAACCGCCAGAACCTTGAAACTACTGAGCGATATATAATTTCCTCCTTAACGATTATAACGGTTGTAGTAGTTATATATGTTTTATTAACATAACTCCTTACTACACCAATAGTTATAAGTAACTATGTTAACTAAAATTATTTTGATTAACATAGGTTTTTTCTCTTGACATTGGTTCTGGAATATGATACAATAGTAGGTATGGTTGATGAACCAGAAATACGTTATGGTTTTAATATAAGTGGTTTTTATAGAAACCCTAAAAAATGGTATAAATTATTTAATTTTCAACACGGTTGTTGTGCTATATGTGGGAAACATCAAGCTAATCTAAAATGCACTTTATGTGTTGACCACAACCATACAACTGGAAAAGTGCGTGGATTACTTTGTAATAGTTGTAATGCAATACTTGGTATGGCACACGATGATATACAAATTTTACAAAAAGCAATTGAATATTTAAATAGGTAATATATCAAAACTGTAGTTAGTTATTAAAAAGGTATAGTATATGCAATGGCTTACTGACCTAATAAACAGACTTCTCTGTATTTTCCCACGCATAGTTCTTGTTCATCCTGACGAAATGGGTTTGAGAATTTCTCTTGGGTATTGTTATAAGGCACTCGAACCTGGGTGGTATATTTATTTACCCCTGCTTCAGTTTATATCGAAACTTCCAATAACACCGCAGGTGGTGGACCTTAAATCACAGTCACTGACCACGCAGGATGGTAAAGGAATTATTATATCCGGTGCGATTGAATATAGTATTCGGGATATAACGAAAGCTGTATTGCGGGTGTGTAATTTGGATAAATCATTGCCGACCCTGTGCCTGGGTAAGATAGCGGAGTATGTGGAGACACACGACTTTATTGACTGTAAATCGAGTGCTATTAAAAAGGAATTACGGCGTGAGATACGTGAACACGTAGGTGATTGGGGTATTCAGGTGCACCATATATTTTTAACGGATAATATTACTGCACGTAGTGTGCGGTTATTTTTAGATTTACCGCCGATAATGGTGGGGGAAACAAATGCTGTCTGATAAAACGATAAAAAGTATTTGGGATTCGATGTTACCACAGGCACACGATATGCCGTATGAGACATTTAAACGTGAGATGCGTGACCTGACTGATAAGGGTAAAATGCAGAGTGATTTGACTGCAATACAATTAATGAAAAAAACAAAAACTATAATAGATAGGAGACTTAAAAATGGGAATTGAAAATGCAAGTTTTTATAAAGCGTATGAATTTGAACAAGTAGGAAGTATTGCTGCTGCCACGGCTGCACTTGCTGTGGATAAACGTGATAGTGTATCAGTAGATGCACTTACTGTTGCGAACCGTGTTCTTTATGAAGCACCGGATGGAACTGGAATAATTGATATTCGACATAGAGCTAATGGTGCTGAAAATGATTCTATTGTTGTTAATTTGTATGCTGCACGTAAGAGTGCAGAGAAATATCATTATCATCTTATTGGAACATTGGCTTTGTTACAAGGTTTACAGGATTCAACTTCGGAACATTTTATTGATAGTGTAACTCCATCAGTAGAAGACCCCACGTTTGAAGCGGTTGAATTTATTGCTTCTGATGGAATTGGTCATTATCAGTTGAAAACAAAAGGATATAATAAGTTTCTATTTATTACTACTACACATATTAGTGGTAAATTACTATATGTGGATATTGCAAGGATTGAATAAAATGCGTTATATAAAAGCGTTGGTAATAGGTATATTTATTAGTATTTTGTTGGTGTTTGGTATAAATGAATATACTACTACAATTGAAGATATATATCATAGACAGAATATTACAATGCACCAACAGGAATTATTGATTCAATATTTTCAAGGTGAACTTCCAAATTTAGTAAAAGAGTCTTTACCATTATGTGTTTATGTTGAAGTTGTGGCTGATGATGGTTGGGAGTGGTCTGGTTCTGGTGTTATAGTTGCATCAAATATTATTTTAACTGCTGGTCACGTGGTTGAAGATGCAGATAAAATTGTTGTAATTACAGATAGTAATGAAATGTATAATGCAATAGGATGGTATGAAGATGAGAAAAATGATTGTGGTATAATTGTGTTGCGTTCTGAATTTAAAGATTATGCACAGTTTGCAGATTCCAATGAATTATTGATTGGTGAATCTGTTTATATTGTTGGAAGTCCCTATGGTAAGGAATTATTTAATAATGTCACGTTTGGTATTATATCAGGATTAAATAGAGATGCAGATTTTTTTGGTGAATGTGGAATGATTACGAGTGATGCAGCAGCTAATCCTGGAAATTCTGGTGGACCAGTTTTTAATATGCGGGGTGAAATTATAGGGATTCTTGTTGGTGGTATAAATGGAGCAGATGGAATATCTTTTATAACACCATCTAATATTTGTAAGAAATTGTTAGAGAGTGAAGTATAATATGCCAGCAAAAAGTCAAAGTCAACAAAGGGCAGCAGCGATGGCACTGGCAGTGAAACGTGGAAAGATTCCTGTAAGTGAACTTTATGGTGCTGCATTACAAATGTATAAAACAATGACAGCAACGGAATTAAAACACTATGCAGAAACGAAACGAAAAGGGTTGCCAAAATACAAAAAGAAAAAATAAACCAGACTGGTATTGTGAAAGAATTTGGATTTGTCCAAAATGTAAATATGTTTATACAAGTTATGATATAAAAACTACCAGTTTGCAATGTTACAGATGTAAAACTATATTTATGGAAAGTAATGATTTATGAAAAAGGATGATGTAGTAAGAGCAAGACGTTTGCTTACCGAATATATAAGAAAAATAGCTGGTGAACAAACTGAATTAGTTAAAGACCCTGAAACAGGGGATAGAATGGCTACGAAAGCAGAAGCCCTTGCTCGTTTAATTTGGAAAAAAGCACTTGGCTATAAAGACCAGGTATTAATAGCTGGAATACCTACTGAAAAAGAATTTTATCCGGATAAAGATATGATTTCTTTATTATATGATAGATTAGAAGGAAAAGTAGGTATAGGTGAAGATATAGAAAAAGGTCAACAACTACCTAAAAGAATAAGTGAATTAACAAAACAAAAATTAAATAAGTTGGCTAATAATGCAGGGTCTAATAACAATTCCTAAATTGAAAACCCCTTTTCCGAATGAAAGGGAATTTTGGATTTGTCCAAAAACTGGAATTAAAGTTCCAAAAAATTATTATGAAAATTTGGAATGGAGAACACAGTTATTGAAGGAAGCTGAAAATGACCCGATAATGCAAATGGATTTGCTCGCAGCTTCAAAAGAAAGTTTAATATTTTGGATTAATGCTTTTGCCTGGACTTATCACCAAAAAGAAATTGACCCTGTAACCGGAAGGGAAACTCCTGCAAAAATAATGGATTGGCCGTTTATAACGTGGGAAATTCAGGATAACCTTTTTGGTGAATTAGAAAATTCATTTATTAAAGGTTTGGATTTGCTCATTGAAAAGTCAAGAGATATGGGAGCAAGTTGGTCTTGTTTGGATTTTTTTCATTGGATATGGCTTTTTAAAGAACAGACTGAATTGCGTGAAATGTCCCGAAAAGAATCATTAGTTGATGGTGATGCAGATTCACTTTTTTGGAAACACGATTATATTAATAAGTGGCTTCCAAATTGGATGTGTCCCCCTGGTGTATTAACTAAAGGAAAAGATAACAGGACCAAACTTCATCTTCATAATGCTTTAAATGGAAGCACTATTGCGGGTGAAGCGACAACTGGTGTATCATTATCTGGTGGACGTGCTAAAGCATTGTTACTTGATGAATTTGCAAAAGTAGAAAATGGGCAATTAATTCGTTCAGCTACAAGAGACGTTGCACCTTGCCGAATTGTAAATTCTACTCCTTTTGGTGCTGGAACTGAATATTCAAGATGGAAAACATCTGGACAAATAAAAGTATTTCCATTAATGTTTTGGGAACATCCACAAAAAGGTAAAAGTAGATATGTTCGGAAAGATGATTTAGGGCAATTTCATATTCGTTCTCCCTGGTTTGATTATGAGGAAACTGTGCGTTCTCCGAAAGAAATCGCACAGGAAATTCTTGCAATAGATATTGAATCAGGTGATATGTTCTTTGTTAATTCTAATATTGAAAAACATATTGTATTATTTGGTAGAGAACCATTGATTAAAATGAATGTGATTTTAAAGGAATCTATTTCAAACGCCCAGGTTTTTGATTATGTTAAACGCAGGGATTTATCTGCAACTGATTTTAGAATGACAAGAAATGGAAAACTCCTTGTGTGGACAAATTTAATGATGGGACGACCAGACCAGGGTAAAAGTTATATTTTTGGAATAGATACTTCAAAAGGACAAGGTGCTTCTGAATCTGTTGTTTCCATTAAATGTAAAGAAACGAAGGAGAAGATTGCTCGATGGGCGTGTGCAAATACACCACCGTATGAATTTGCAAGAATAGTTATTGCACTTGCCCTATGGTGTGGTGGTGCTAATCCGAGACGTTTACCATTTTTAAAATGGGAAATGGATGGTCCTGGTTGGGATTTAGGACGTATGCTCGTTGAAATATTTGGTTATCCATATTATTATGTTGGTGGAACACCTGGTGATATTTTACGTAAAAAGGGGAAAAAATATGGTTGGCACGCATCACGTGAGAATAAAAATGTGTTACTGTCACTTTATGACAGGATTATCGCTCACGGTGGATATATAAATCACGACCAAAAGGGGTTGGAACAGATGAGATTATATATTCATTTTCCAGATGGTAGTATTGGTCCTGCTTTTATGGTTGAGGAAAATTCATCTGCGAGAAAGTTACACGGCGATATAGTTATAGCAGATGCTTTGACACTTGAAGATGATGAAATACCTAATATAAAAATTATTACACCAAGTGCACCATTTAGAAGTTTTGGATATAGAAAAAAATTATTTTTGGACAGGAAAAAAATAAAAGGTTGGCGTAGGCCATTTGATTTTAGTAAATTATGATGCCTGAGAAATTAGTTTTACAATTACTCGGTTTGGATAATGTATATTATGTTAGTGCTTATATCATACTTGGAGAAAATGAATATACTCCTGAATTAGAAGCATATATTAAAACAAATATAAATGATGAAACAAAAAAATACCATTTTGTTTTTCAAAATAATAAGTGGGTGGAAAAATGATATTAGAGGTTGAACCCAGATTAGTTCAAGAAGCGGTTAAAAAAGGTTTTAAACGTATTGACAAATACCGTAATGCACGCACTTTATTTATAAAGGAATATTGTGGTCAGTATTTTTCACAAACAAAAGGACTTACTGGCGACCAACCGATTAATTTACTTTTTGCAACTATAAGAGCATATGTTCCGAATTTGGTTATGCGAAACCCGATTAATAAAGTAACAACGGAAATAATCCAACATAAACAATTTGCAGAATTACTTGGATATGGATTGGATAATCTTCATAAACAAATAAAAATAAAAGATGTTTTACGTGCTTGGATTATTGATGCATTATTTGGTCTTGGAATTATTGAAACTGGATTATGTGCATCAGATAATATTGTTCAACTGGATGATGTTGATATTGACCCAGGGCAAGTATTTAGTGCGATAGTTAGTCTTGATAATTTTGTATGTGATTCTATATGTAATTCATTTGATGAAGCTATGTTTTTAGGGCATAGGATAAGAGCACCAAGACGAAAATTCCTGGAAATTGAGGGGTTGGATGAAGAATTGATAATGAAATTACCAAATGCTTTTTCTAAAACTGCAAATGATAAAAATAGAGTAGAGGATTTAAGTAAACATAATATTAATAATGCAGATTTAAAGGATTTGGAAGATTATGTTGAAATAGTGAAAATTTGGATTCCAGAAGCAAATGCAAATATATTTTTACCTGACCCAAATGTCACTACTTTTGAAAATTTCATAGGAGTTAAAGATTATTATGGGCCAAAAACTGGACCTTATAATTTTTTAGCATTAACTCCACCTGTTCCTGATAATCCATTTCCAGTTGCACCTGTCGGTGTTTGGTATGATTTGCATAATATGGCAAATAGAATTTTTAAGAAATTAATGGAACAGGCAGATAGACAAAAAGATATAGCATTATATAAACCAAATCTTGCCGATGCTGTGCAGGATGTTATTGATGCTGAAGATGGTGAAGCAGTTGCCTGTGACGACCCAAAAGGAATTAATGTAGTTTCTTTTGGCGGGGAAAATCGTGATAACAGTGCTATGGTTGCACAATTACAAGTTTGGTATAATTATATAGCTGGCAATCCAGACCAAATGGCGGGAATAAGACAGGAATCTGAAACTGCCACACAAGCTGAAATTTTAAATGCTAATTCGAGTATTACATTAAACGATATGCACGATATTATATATGATGGAACAGCAGATATTAGTAAAAAACAGGCGTGGTATTTATATACAGACCCATTGATTGAAATTCCGAAAACTAAAAGAACAACTGGTGGGGAAGAAATTCAATTATGGTTGACACCAGAACAGAGGATGGGTGATTTCTTTGAGTATATATTTAGTGTAAAACAACGGTCAATGTCACGGTTAGACCCACTAATGCGTGCAAAAAGAATTATGGAATTTGCGACTAATGTAGTTCCTGCTGCAACAATGGCTGCACAGGCGTGCACGCAAATGGGAGTAGAATTTAATTTGCAGAGATTTTTAACTGGTGTTGCAGAAGAACTTGATATAAATGAATTTATGGTGGATGTATTTAATGACTCAGAATTTCAAAATAGACTTGCTATGATTGAAAAACAAGGTGAGCAGAATCCTGGTAAAGCACAAGTTTTGAGTATGAAAGGGGTAACACAAAATAAAGGTTTTCCAATGACAAAAAATAGTTCTACACCAGCACAAGAGAGTAATCGTTTTGCTCAACAAACTGCTGGTGTGGCACAATCTGAAAAACGATTTAATTTAGGGTTATAAAAATGAATAATGAACCAAAACCAGAAGACCAAGCACGTTGGGATGTTGATACTTTAATTAATGCACAACAAATCCTTAGTGATGCGAAACGTGTAAAATATGCAAAAATAGAAATTAAAAAAAGAAATACTGCTGTTGATAAAGTTGATAAACAACTTGAAACTAAAGTTGGTAAGAAATTAGGGGAGACTTTTAAAAATGACTAAAAAAGAACCTTTAACTAAAAAAGTTGGACGAAAATTAAAAGAATTATATTATGGTCCAAAAACTTATGCTAAAAAAGATTTTTCACCTGGAAGCGGAGAGTTTCGTAAATTAAAAGAAGGTATGACTAAAAAAGAAAAAGAATATGTTGATGTTTTAAGAAAAGCTGGAGCTACTGCAAAAGAAATAAGTAAGTTTTTTGAATAGTATGGCACTATATGAATTTAAATGTCCGAATTGTGGAACTATTGATGGTATTGTTACACCTATAAAAGATATGCCGACAGAAATGCAATGTGAAAAATGTAAAACATCAATGCGAAGAATTTATAATTTCAGTGTTGGAAATAAGGGTTATGCCAGACCACTACACAGTGATAGTTTGGCAATTAATCCACAACAAATTCCAGAACATAAAAAATTATTTCCAAATATAGATATCGATAATGAAGGTCGTCCAATTTTTCATAATGTTAAAGAACACGATGATTATTTAAATAAAACAGGGTTTGTGAAAAAATCCCAACGCATTCGGGCGAAGGGTAAAAATATTCATTCTACCCCCGCTAAAAAGCGGGCAGTTTGAGAGGAAAATTATGGCAAAGTATTTGAACAAAGAAAAACAGGAATTTGAAGTAAGTGATGATGTGCTTGCGAAAGCACAAAGTGGTTTGGAAAATATAAATTTTGATAGTGATGATGAAGATGATTCTACCCCAAATCAAAAATCTCAAATATCACAGGCAGAACCAGGTGATTCTACCCCTGTGGATGAAGATAAAGATTTGGCAGATTCAGATAAGGGCGATGAGGACACGCCGACACCGTTGCCAGATAATTATTTTAGGGCAGCAGTCCATCAGGATTGGACTCCTGAGGACATTCAGGAATTTTATGCTGAAAATCCTGAAAGAGCGTTGAAAACTTTTAAAAAGATTTATGAAAGCACAAATTTTATTACAAAACAAACTGCTGATTTGGGTAGGAAAAGCAAACAGTTAAGTGAAAAATTAACTAATGCTGAAAAACCACCTGTTCTTAAATCTGAATTTCAAGAAATTGATATTGAAGGGATTAGAAAAAAGTATTCAGATACAGACGACCCGATTATTGACCTTATTGGTCAATTAAGTAGGCAGAATAAGGTGATGTATGATAAAGTAAATGCTTTAGAAACATCATCCAAACCTGCTTCAAAGACTTCTGATGAGGATGTAAAAGTTTGGAATGGGATTACTAATTTCTTTGGTGACAATGCTCTTAATGTGTTTAAAGGTTTTTATGGTGCTGCTAAAGTGAATGAAGATTGGGGAACTGTTTTAACTGGTGAACAATTGAAGAATCGTATTAAAGTAGTTGAAATGGCTGACCAGGTTCTGGCAGGAGCGGAATTACAGGGAAGGGATATGGATTATGATGAGGCTTTACACCTTGCTCATTTAGTTGTTTCAGATAATATCCGTGAAACAATTATTAGGAATGAGATAAAGTCTAAAATCAAGGAAAGAAGTAAAGGTATTACGGTAAAGTCCACTGGTGGTGGGAAACACTCACAGGATGGTCAACCCACAAGTGAGATAGAATTAGAAAAGAAAACTGCTGGCCGTTTAAGTAAAATGTTTGGAAAACGGTAAGCAAGAAGGAGTAATTTAAAATGGCCGTGAAAAATTCTGAACTCGCTGATTTGATTGCGACAACTTTGAATGACCTTCCCAAGCAATATTTTGAAGTAACTTGGGATAATCAAGATTATGAGTTCTGTCGAATTTATCAGACAGAGCGTATGGTCATTGATGGTGGAGAACAAATTGAGCGTAAAGTTATTTTAAGTCCAACTGGAAATGCACGATATAGAAGGTTATATGATACCGATGAGCCGACAGTTGGTGATGTGGTGCATACGATTCAAGTTCCCTGGACAATAATTGGAACGAATTATTCCTGGGACAAAGTAGAAATTGCTCGTCAGAAAAATTCTGCGAAAGGTTTTATTAGTCTTCTTAAAATTCGTAGAATTGATGGTTTGTGGGATTTGGCAAATCTTATTGAAGAAAGAGCCTGGAAAACGCCTACAAATTCAAGTGACGACCTTTACCCTTATGGTGTGCCATATTATCTGCGAATGTTGGATGCTGGTTCAACTACTGATGGATTTAATGCTCAAACAATCCGTTATCAGGATGGTTCGGTTGGTTATGTTTGTGCTGGTATAAATGCCAACACATCATCGAGATGGAAAAACTATGCTGGTGTTTATTCAGCGATAGATAATAGTCTATTGAGAAAGTTCCGTTTGGCTTTTCTTTACACCAATTTCAAAGCCCCATTGTTTATCAATGACCCTGCACAGAAACGTGCTGCTGCAAAACGTATTTACACTGATTTTGACAATGTTGTGGATTTGCAGGATTTAGCAGATGCAAAGGATGATAATCATACTGGCAAAGACGTTCTTGGTAATCTTAAAATGGACGAGACTGGTCTTGTATATATTAATCGTTTGCCTGTTGTTCCTGTTCCGCAACTAAATGGTGTCACTGACCCTGTTAAAGGCACTGCTACAAAACCCATTTATTGTGTCAATTTTGAGAAGTTTATTCCGTTTGTTCACGAAGGTTATTGGATGGAAGAAACTGAACCAATGACTGACAGAACACAACATACTACGTTTACTGTGTATTTGGATGGTGAGCACAATAATTTGTGCACTAACGTGCGTGGTGCAGGTTTTGTTATTCACAAAGCCATACCCATTTAATTTATAATAACCTGGGGGAGTGGTTCAACACCACTCCCAGGGGTAAATCCCCTAAAGGAGAATAATGTATGAGTCAAACTACATACAATAGTGAAAAAGTTGCAAAGAAGAAAGTGCGTTATAGTAATGACACTGGTTCTCCTGTCACTATTCGTGGTGGATATGCTGTATGTT